TCCGGCTGAAGCTGTAGAGTAAAAGATTCCGCCATTAGAGGCCACTAGGTTCGCATTCGTTCCACCGTTCGCTAATGAAACTGGTAATGCGGGAATTGAAGCCGTTGTCGCCAAAGTCCCTGATGTTGGGAAGGTGACACTTGTCGTTCCTGTTAATATCCCTGTGAAAGCAAAAGAACCCGACATCGCGAAATTACCACCGATGGTTATCGTCGATGCACCGTTGTTGACACCCGTGCCACCATAGGTGCCACCAATAACACCCGCGTTCCATGTGCCAGAAGTTACCGTTCCCAATTGGGTAATATTCAACTGAGTCGCCGATGGAATCGTTGAAGATATGGAAGGAACGCCACCAGCACTTGTAATAAGCACCCCGTTATTGGCTGTCGCTAAACCAGAAAGAACGTTGGCAGCAGATGAATACAATATTTGATTGATAGTAGTCGTCGCCGGATGAGTCACAGTTGACCAAGCAGGAGCCGTCGAGGAACCCGACAAGAGTATCTGGTTGGCTGTTGCGGTTCCAGATAAGATAGCGCCCGCAGAAGCCGTTGAGTAAAAGATACCGCCATTCGAGGCCACTAGGTTAGCGTTTGTGCCACCATAGGCAAGTCCAATGACTGAGCCATTCCATGTACCTGATGTTATAGTGCCTAATGTTGTTATATTTCCGGTTACAGCTGTTGGTAAAGTTGAGCTGATGCTAGGAACACCACCGGCAGATGTAATGAGGACTCCATTGTTTGCTGTCGCAAGACCTGTAATTGCATTGGATGCAGAACTATAAAGAAGTTGGTTAATAGTTGTCGTATTTGGATATGTACAACCAGAAAATATTAATGGAGATCCAATGCCATTTCCCATGACAACGGTATATTGTGTCCAAGTCGATAAACCTATTTGATTTTGAGTTGCCATCTAGAGTATCCCGCTTCCTTTATACATATGTCCAGTCGCCAATTATGTTAGTTGCAAACCAAGTATTTCCGGAGCTTCCAGTTGTAGATGAAACAAGAGTAATGCCTGCTCCATTGAGAACGTTTACGAGCGAACCGCCGACTCCCGTTGTCGTTAAACCGCTAAAAATAAAAATTTCATCCCCGGAATTCTGAGCTATTGTTGTCACCCCGATATTGGTTCTAGATGTTATGATCTGGATAGTGTCTCCAATGGTTGCCGTTGCGGGCAATGTCGCTGTGATTGCGGAGCCACGTTGCATGAAATAACCATGGGATGCGGCCATTGTTACGGTTGCAGCCGATTGGATAGTCCAAGTCGTACTAGAGCCACCACCCGTCGAGTTGATGGTGATGGAACCGGAAACGCTTGTAATGGTTATATTTGATCCAGCTGTGAGTGTTGTCGCCGTCGGAGCAGCACCCGTGGTTCCTATAAGAATCTGACCAGCTGTCAATGTCTGTATTGAAGGAACATTTGAGTTGTTTGTAACAAGGACACCATTAGCAGCAGCTGCTATTTGCCCTATGACATTAGCAGAAGATGAATAAAGAATAGTATTAAGAGACGTAGTAGACGGATATGTAGCCGTTGACCAAGATGGGGCACTCGATAAACCCGACAATAAGACTTGGCTAGCCGTTGCCGTTCCTGAGAGGATAGCACCCGCTGAACCTGTCGAATAAAATATGCCACCATTCGATGCCACTAGGTTAGCGTTTGTGCCACCATAGGCAAGTCCAATGACTGAGCCATTCCATACGCCGGAAGTGATAGTTCCCAGTGTGGTTATGTTGCCTGTCACCGCAGATGGCAGAGTTGTGCTTAAAGAAGGAACACCACCAGCGGATGTTATGAGAATTGAGTTATTGTTAGTGGCCAAACCAGTGATTGCGTTCGTTGCCGAGCTATAAAGAATCTGATTAATCGTAGTGGTAGCAGGATATGTGGCCGTTGACCAAATCGGAGCCGCTGATAGGCCACTCAAAAGGACTTGGTCAGCCGTTGCGGTTCCTGCCAAAATCGCACCTGTTGAAGCATTCGAATAGAAAATACCACCATTGGAAGGCGTTAAGTTTGCGCCTGTGCCACCATTTGCCATTGTGAGAGGCAAAGTTGGAATCAAAGCCGTTGTCGCCAAAGTTCCTGACGTTGGGAAAGTCACCGATGTGGCTGCTGTTAATGTTCCTATGAAGCTGAAAGCCCCAGACATCGTGAAGTTTCCACCAATAGTGATGGTAGAGGCTCCGTTATTGATACCTGTGCCACCATAGGTTGGCCCTATGATTCCACCATTCCAGGTACCAACAGTCACCGTCCCAAGTTCGGTGATGTTGGTTTGTACCGCTGTGGGCAGCGTAGAGCTTACTGAAGGAACACCACCGGCTGAGGTGATGAGAACGCCATTGTTACCTGTGGCAAGTCCGCCGATGGTATTCGTTCCCGTTGAATAGAGAAGCTGGTTAGCAACTGTTGTTGAGGGATAGGTAGCTGTGGTAAAGCCCCATGGAGCGCTTGCACCGCCAGAAATAGGTATCGTACCTGCTGGACCTGCTATTACACCAAGTTGGTTATAAGCTGTCATCTATTAAATCCAATCATCATGCCAATATCCAGAATCCCTCAATGTTCGTCGCTCGCCAAATCGTATTGGCACCTGGAAATATGCAAATCAATGTTAGGCCATCATTCTGGGTATTTGCCGTCAATGAACCCGCCACACCCGTAGTTGTTGCGCCTGCACCAATAAATATATTTTGGTTCGCATTCTGATCAATTGTTGCGATACCAGTGAAGGCGACAATCTGAATCTGGTCTCCAAGGTTTGCCGTAGCTGGTAAGGTATACGTAACGCCAGCGACGTGATTCGTTACATAGCCATTATTAGGGGATAGAGCTTGTGCGCCGACTGTTACAGATGTCCATGGAATCCCACCCGTAGTCGCCCAGGAAAGAACACCAGCACCGTTGGAAACGAGCGCTTGTGTGCCTACTGAATCTGCTATTGGGAGCGTCCAAGTCGTGCTCGCCGCCAAGGCATTCGATGCCACAAAGGCTGAAAAGAACGAACCCGCAGCATTATACCATTGCATAGCAACAGGTTGAGTCCCTGTTCCATTAAGAATCTGAATGGGGCTTGTGCCTTGAGGTTGTAATATAATGGTTCCATTGACGTTGGTTGCCTCAAGGGTATTACCAATCATCTCAAGATTACCGGCCTTAACGGAGGTCGGGATAATGACACTATTAGGTAAAGATACCGTGGCTACCGTTCCTATAGTATTAACCGTAATCTGATTTACTGTCCCAACAACTGATGTGATACCGCCGCCACCCGTGACCCATGAAAGCTGTCCAGCACCGTTAGAGACAAGCGCCTGAGTCCCTACTGAATCAGCCGTTGGTAATGTCCAAGTCGTGCTCGCCGCCAAGGCATTCGATGCCATAAAGGCTGAAAAGAAAGTTCCAGCCGCATTGTACCACTGAAGCGGAACCGGATTTGCAGATGTCCCATTGATGAGCTGAACTGATCCTGTTCCTTGAGGACTCAGAATTACATTCCCATTAGCATTCGTTGCCTCAAGCGTATTTCCAATAATCTCAAGATTACCGGCCCTAACGGATGTTGTGATAATCACACTGTTCGGCAACGAGACTGTTGCGGTCGTTCCAACAGTGTTAACCGTAATTTGGTTTGCTGTTCCCAAAACTGAGGTAATAGTTCCATTGGTTGCCCAGGAAAGCTGACCAGCACCATTAGAGACGAGGACTTGCGTACCCACAGAATCACCAAGGGGAAGGGTCCACGTAGTATTACCTGCAAGCGCATTGGATGCCTGGAATGCCGAATAGAACGTGCCACCGGCGTTATACCAACGAAGTGGAACGGGCTGGAATAAAGTAGCATTCATAAGCTCGATAGCACCCGAGCCAGAAGGCTCTAGGATGATAGGGCCATTGGCATTCACCGAAGAAAGAGTATTTCCGACAAGCTCCATGTTGCCAGCGATTAAGGATGTGTTGACGATAACGCTATTAGGCAAACCAACAGTGACATTAAAGAAGGCATCGGTAACAGCAGTGACTTGGTTTGCGGTTCCTATAACAGTAGCTACTCCGCCTCCGCCACCACCACCAGCTGAGGTAATGATGATGTCTGCGCTGTTATTTCCGGGGTTATCGAAAATGGTAATGCCTGTTCCGAGATTTCCTGGGATGAAGTTGAGAATGGATCTTGTTGATTGAAAGATTCCACTTCTTTGTACAGTGACCCTTTCAACGACAGAATCAGGTGTTACCTGGAAAAAAGGATCTCCAACAATTCCCGCAGGGTTTGTTATCGTCAGAGTTCCATCAGTCGTGAGCAATCTTGGCGAATAAGTGCTTCCCGCTGTTCTAGATACAAATCCCGTATGATTTAAGGCTAGAAGAGCTTGTATCCCGGCAAGCTCTAAAGCTGGCGTTATGGTATTAGTCTGAACCCCAGGCACTAAAGTAATTCCCGGTGCGGCTAACAAGATGTTCGCGTTTGGCAATTGTGGATCTAAGTTTGTCAGCAAATAGCTCGAATTCGCAAATGTCGCGATATTATTAAGAGCTGCCGCATTGGCTGTTAAAGGCACGCCATCGAGTTGGAATTGAGCGCCCCCTGCGCGACTAAAGTTAACGCCTGTCGTCCAGAGAGACATGACGGTATTGTTTCCCAATCCGTCTTGTACATTCTGTGGAAATGTCTGCAATCCCAACCCATTGGTATTCAATTGAAGAATATTAGGGTAGGTTGATGCGGGTGAATAGTTTGATAGACTCGCCATTAAATCACGTTTCTCCAATCACCCCAAGCAGCCCATATAGGCTGTGCCTGGACGTCCCAATTTCCGTATTGATTTGACCAATAATCCTGCGCTGTTTCCCAAGGACGTGGATGATCTACAGGAACGGGGTCGGGCTTTAAAACAGGGTTTAAGCTCTGAGGATTAGGAACATCCGCAAAACATTTGTTAACCCACAAGCCCGTCCACAATAATCCATTACCGCGATAATCCATTTGCTTGACTAAATCAGCGTGATTACATAATTGACCGGAGCGGTCACATCGGGCGACTGCATCCGGGTTTTCAGGGTTTATTCGTACAAATTTACCTTTTGGAAACATTTTGCCTCCTTAAGTATAAAATATATTAGGTGTAATGCGCATCGGGACATTCTCAACATCTTCCCGTGCTGCCAAATCGAATGCTCTCTGGGAGAGAGAATCAAGCAATGGGAACTTGTCAGCCGCGAATATTAGCGCCATTCGTGCCGATAATCCTGCAATAGCTGCTTCCATGAAGCGCTGCGGGATGTTGGGATTCTGTGCCAACGCATTAACGTCCATAATCTGCTGAGAGGCGTTATAGACTATCGTCTGATACGTAGGGTCAGGTGTTGGCCATAAAACCATAATGGGAGTTTCTTGCCTATCTAGATAGAAACTTGAGGGTACAGCCTGATTGGTCTTGTTGGGATACGATGTATATTCCGCGCGTGAGATAGGCGATAGGATACGGCTATAGGTCGGCTGAGAGATGTTTATAATTGCGATATTAAGAGTCGCTCCCCCTGTTTCTCTGATTCTTATGCCTGAGACATTCAATTGAGCAGGGAGGACAAACCACAAAAGATTATTAGCAGGATAAAGCTGTTTCGGAATCTCAAGAGCCAAATTCCACAAAACGCCGTCTATAGTATATTCAATGACGATAGAGTAAGTGGTGTTGGTGAAAGACTGTATGCCAACATAATAAACACAAGGAGTTGATCCAGGAGGATAGGTGTATGAAATATTTCCATTGGGTGCCACCTGCGTACAAGGAGTTAAAGGATTGCCAGAAAAGGGACCAGCAGCGTTACCACCCGCTGAAGATGCAGCAACACCACCCAAAAGCTGTAGATTAAGCCCAGCGGTCACTTCTGTGGTTTCAACCGTGTATTGATCCAAAATGTAGGAGGATTGACCTTGGTTGAGGTTGAACATCTTCTTCTCAACCGTGAAGAGGTTCAAACCCTTGTTAGCCCATTCCGAAAACATCAAATTGAGATCAAATACGGCCGAATCAGCCATAAGACCAGTGATGTCAGGCCCCAAAATCCCACATCTCTGGAAAGCTTTTGTGATGTAGCTATCTATCAGGGTATTGTTATAAAAGTTATATGTATAACTTAATACGGCCACGAATCACCCTATTTCTTGTGCATATGCTTCAATGTCTCAGCTAATTGCGCCCGCTTACGGGTTGTCGGATTTTTTGACTTTTCAGCCCTCTCAAGCTTTGCCTCAGAGATATTCTCACCCTTTTTTGTACCAAGGGTCTTTCTGAGTGCGCCTTTATGGCTTATTGCTTGCTTTATCCACTTCTCTGGTTCACGGGTCATATTATACTCCGGCTTGTAGAATGGTTAATGTAAGGGCTCCATTACCTGAAGAGCTATTGATGATGCCGCCAATGGCAACAACTGGGGTTGTGTAGTTATAGAACTGCGTGGTTGTGGCACCCGTCAGGGCTGCTACAATCGCGTTCTGTGTTGGATTGGTTAAAGGCACATAGTTGTCATTCAACGCCCGCGTCACGTAGTAACCCATGGAATCGAGAGTGTCATAGAGAGAGTAGTTGATGGTGTTGGTCACAACCGCCTGAATCGTAATCGATACAGTAGCGATTTGATAATTCATCGGTACCCATTGTATAAATCCAGTCGTATAGGTGCCCGCGCTGAAGTTCGTATAAGCGCCATTCGCTGTAATGCTTATAATCGTATTGTAGGCATTAACACTGTGGACAGTCGCATTGTTAGGCCCCGCAAGGACTTCTGTCGTTGCTAGACCATTAAGGTCAGTGCCGACAATCGTGAAGTTCACGCCTGCCAGGTTATCGGTCGATGTTAATGTTATTGGTCGGGATATATTAGGAAATACCACGGGGTAGGGAATGGCAAGAGGGATGAGTCCTGCTCCTCCGCCAGCGACACTTAAAGCATATAATGCTGTGGCACTTGCTTTTGGAAACGTTATAATCATCGATCTTGCCATTACGAACTCCTATTTATTAGAACTGTTGAACGCCGAAACGTCCAACTGGTAGTTGATACAAATTGCCCTTAGAAGGCGAAAGAACAACCACCGCTCCACCAATACCCGCCGGGTAGGTTGCAGTAGTCGTTGCCGTTGCAGTCGCCGTAAAGGTGAAGTTGTTTTGATCAACAATCGTTACAGGTACGTTACTCAGGTTCAAGTTTGCAGCCAGAAGAGTTGCGTCAGTAGATGTCGCTCCGCTGATTGTTACCAATTCACCGCCTGTAAGCTGGTGATTAGGCGCAAGAACATTAACAACAGCACTTGCTGCTGTCGATGAGAACGGACTGCTGTTCAGAATCACACCAGCCGAATTAGACGAATCATTGTACTTACGAGCATCCGCGCTTGGAGCATAGAAGTTGATTGTCAGCTTCTTGACTCCGTCTGCATTCGTAGAAGGTGTATAAGTACCCCTTACGTCCCCAGTCGTTGCCGTAGCCGTGTGTTGGTCTGCAACCGTAACAGTGCCAAGATAGTTAACAAGCTGATAGAATCCAGCTGCTCCACCTTGCCCAGCACCAGCCCCAACACCACCTACTCCATTAGATGTATAACTAAACGAAGTATTAGCTACTAAAGCTGTAATAGTTGCTGTGATGTTTAAATTCGCAGCTACGATTCCTCCTGAATCCGCTAGGCCAGAAAGTATAATTGTCTGACCTATTGACATTCCAGCTGTAGAAGCAACAGCCACAAGAACGGTCGCACTTCCGAGTGTCGTTGTTAGTGGACCAGCACCCAAAGCTACCGGCACAAAGAGCGGACCGGAATCAATGGCGTTATTGTACATAATCGCGCCAAAGTAGTTTGTTGATGGACAGAAGTAAGGCAAACCAAAGACATTACCAACACCTGCTGAAACGGTTCCTGCGGGTGCCGCACTGACAGTGACAGACTTAATGTAGTAAAAAGCTTTTTTACCAACAGCAACAGAAGTGTTTGTCAATGTCGTTTGCTCTGTCATTGGCTGGCCATATAGATCCCAACCAAGAGTTGTTACGTGCTTCAAGTGGTCATCCGCAGAACTGGTATAAGTCAGGTTCCTCGGAACATCCAATTGAACAACAGTTGTCGTGGCACCCTTAAGATAAATGCTGGCACCACTAGGGAGTTTACTTAGTCCATTGACGAAAGGAAGCAATGTAATCCCTTGCCCATTCACAGTCACAAAAGGAAGTGCTGCCGTAGCAGCAGCCGGTGAAATTACCGCCGCTGATACAGGAGTGGGGATTATATCTAGTAACGCCAAGGGTGTGTTAAACACCCCAGGCGGCTGTGTGTCAACAGGGCTAGACAATTGCGTCGATGGAAAAATATTCGGATTCGCACTTACAGAATATTGAGTCTGTAATAGCGGTCCGCTTCTAAATCCATCAGACGCATGTGTGCCCCTGCTAGGTGTTGTAATAGACATAGTTAAACTCCTTGTGAGCCGAACGTTGCGCGCCAGTTTGAACAACCAAAGGAATACCGTTCTACAAAAGTAACGTTCAAGTTACGAGTAGTAGTGTCGGTAAACATATCAATAGACAATGGGTCACGCTCATAGTACTTGAAGCCGTTTGACTCATTTGTTATTAACTGCCACTGCGTTGGGTTGGTCAAGAATTGGTTGACCTTGTAGCCCATAGGGACAGAACTTAGGTTGTACATGGCATTGATGTCGTTGTTTGCAGTTCCAACGCGATACTTAGACCCCAAAAGAACATCGGCTGTGAACTGAAGTTCAGGCGGGACAATCAGCTTTTCAGCACCCAATGCAATCCTTAGACCAGAGGCGTTCAAGAACTTCTGGATGCCAATCAATGCATCCTGCAGGGAAGTCTCGTTCAACTGGGTAGGAATCGCAAAAGTGTTGGCAACGTTAGCTCCCAGAACTGGGTGAGCCAAAGAGAACAGTGCTTGACCGTCAGATACAGGGAAGTTCGCATTGTATCCGTTGTTCAAAACTGCGGCACCCTGTATGTTTTTTGCTTGACGCATGGAGTCCTTACCAGACTCAGTAGCGCGAGGCCAAGCATCCTTGTACAAGTTGTCTCTGATAGTATTCGCAGTGATTTGAAACCCGATTCCAAAGTTCTGGTGAAAGTAAGATGTAGTATACTGTTGCGCCATGTCTCCATAAGCAACCGCACCACCATCAGCTTTAAACAGCGCTACTGGCAAGAGTCTCATTTCTACTTCATATTCAACTGCCTTGTTCGAAACGTGGCTGGTGAATATTTCCTTCCACTGATCCGGGTAGGTCATATAGTCGCCAAAAACTGCGGCCAAGCCAGGACGCAATAATGACTGGATCGATTGTAAAGTGATGATAGCCATTCTATTAAACTCCTAATGTGCCGGCCTTGAAGGCAGATGTGTTGATGACTACAAGGGCATTATTGAACTGCACGCCAAAAGCATTACCCGGTGTTGGGTCGACGCCAATGATGCGAAGTGGCAATGTTGCGGTAGTTGCCGGAGTAACTGAAAGTGACATTACCGATAGACCAGTTGCCGTGTTACCCGCGTATGGGTTACCTGCTCCACTGATTTCACAGTTAAAGTCAACGTTCGTTACAATAAGTGTTCCAGCAGACTGAATCGTAAAGATTGTATTGGGATCTGTAATAACTTGAGCAATTGGCTGAGTACCAGCTGCTACAGCTGTTCCTTGTGGCCAGTACTTAGAGAATTGCCAAATTCCGTTGGTGTCTTGATAGCGACAACCAATGAAAACACCTGCAGTACCTGTAGGGGTAGTACCCGCAATATATTGAACTAGAACGCCCGCAGCGTAAGTTACAAGGTCGCCCCTGTACATGCTGTTAGCTGTGGTTGCCAAGAAAGGCATTTCCTGGAAACCGCCATTCCATCCCGTTGACCCAAAATAGGAAAAAGGGACTAAACCGAATGGCGCATTAATACCGTATGCCATGTTTAACTCCTATAAAATAAATATATAAATTCAAAAATTCTGAGGATTTATCGCTGTGAAGCGTAGAGGTAGACAGACTCCAAAACCTGTTACCTAGAAGGAAACGACCGCCCGAAGGGTCGACAGCATATAGCCGTATAGTAATATAATAACACTATTGGTAAAAATTGAAACTAATTTTATCTATTAAGTTCTGATCTTATAGGGATTGTTGGGATTTTGTAGAGAGTTCAGGGAAATTTCGTTTTCCTCAACTAATACAGCTTCAGTCGTTAGGAATAGACTCGCAATGGATGCGGCGTCTACCAGAGCTGTGATAACGACCTTTGTGGGGTCAATAATGCCAGCTTCTATCATATCGACGAACTCATCCTTTTGAGCATCGAACCCAAAGTGAAAATCATCCACAGAGTCTAACTTTTGACAGATTCCTTGAATAGCCTTCTCATCCTTGCCAGAGTTCATGAGAATCTGCTCAATGGGTCTCTCCATGGCATTCATAACCAGTCTCTCGGCGTAGATGCTCTTATCGGGACTATTGTTCCAATATTTGTTAATCGTACGGAATAGAGTTATGCCACCACCGGGGACGATTCCCTCTTGTAGAGCAGCCCGTGTAGCGTGTACGGCATCTTCTACGCGGTCTTTACGCTCTTTCATCTCAAGGGCTGTCTGGCCTCCCACCTTGATGACGGCTATACCGTTCGTGAGTCGTGCAAGCCTATCCTCAAGCTGCACCTTGGCAAATGCCTCGTCAGTGTCTCTGATTTGGGATTCGAGGAAGGCGCATCGGGTATCAATGGCCTCTTTGTCTCCATAACCGTCGATGATGGTTGTTTTGCCTTCTGAGATAATAACTTTTTTAGCCCGGCCCAAGGACCCCTTAGTAATGCTTTCAAGCTTAAGCCCTGTCTCTTCTGAGGCATATTTAGCTCCTGACATGACCATTAGGTCGTCTAAAATGTTCTTTCGGAAGTCGCCATAAGACGGAGATTTGATAGCAACGATGTTAAAGCCGTGCTTCATTTTGTTCAAAACAAGGGTAGCCAGGGCTTCAGAATCCACATTTTCTGCAATGATTAGTAGGGAATCATTGGTTTTAACGATAGATTCTAATAGCCCTATCATGGGTTGAAGCGTGGAAATTATCCTGTCATGGACCAAAATATAGGGATTTTCCAGCTCACATGTCATTTTGGCAGGGTTTGTGACGAAATAAGGCGACAAATAGCCCGAATCAATCTGTAAACCCTCAACAATAGTCGATTCTGTCTTTCCGTTTGCCGATTCCTCAATGGTTATCACGCCATCTTTGCCAATTTTAGCAAATGTATCCGCAATTATCTTACCAACCTCACGGTCTCCGTTAGCCGATATGGTCGCAATGCTCTCAACCTCTTCAGGTGCCGTGATTTCAATGGATTTTGAGCGAATGAAGGCTACAACCTTCTCAACAACCGCATCAATACCCCTCTTGAGGTCCATAGGGTTTGCACCGGCCTCCAAGAGTTTCATGCCGTCCTGGATGATGGATTGAGCAATGACTGTCGCTGTCGTGGTACCATCTCCGGCCACATCACATGTCTTGATAGCGACTTCTTTGAGGAGTTGAGCCCCTAGGTTTTCGTGTTCGTCATAAAGTTCTACCTCACGGGCAACGGATACACCGTCCTTAGTGATTCTGATAGGCATATTACGTCGAGAGATGATCACATTGCGGCCTTTAGGGCCTAATGTGACCTTGACAGCGTCCGCAAGCGTATTAATGCCGACGAGCATCTTTGCTCTACTCTCAGTCCCGAATGTAATTAACTTTGGAAACACTAACTAACCTCTTGATCTAACATGTATGGGTGAATAGCCTTGATCATTTTCAACCTTGAAGCGTCCAGGAGCTTCACCGAGGTAATCCGTCAAAGAGGAGGATTCCTTCATAATCTTAGCTGATTCGGCCTCTGCAGCTCTTTGGCGGGCTCCATAGACCTCTGTGGGTATCTTCATCAAGACACAACCCTCAATGTGGATGTTTCCATCATTCTTTCCATCACTAAAGCGGTGATTCATCATAGGCACCACAAACTCTGGATGGTCACTCGCTGGCACAAAGTCATAACCCTTGCGATACAAAGCCTGTAGGTTCTGGGGTTGGTCCTCATTCATGAGCCTTTCATTAGCCCAGATGTACGTCCAACCGGCTGGGACGCTCTCTAGTGGGAAGTGTAACTTTCCTTTGTGAGAACTATCAGTATCAATGGCATACCGAGGGTCATCTAATAGCCCCGTCCGATGCGCCTCAATCTCTGTCTCTGGTGTTAAGTTCCAGTCGCCGGTTTCGCTTATCTTGTTACGAGCCATGCTATTCCCCTCTCAGGTTGCGTTTATAAGCCTCTTCAAGCCCCTTGTTATCCATAATCTTATTGCCCTTGGCATCCTTGACGAAGCCGCGCATAGAGCGTGCGAAGTCTATTTGCTCTCGTGATAGCTGCATGTCACGTGCTTGATTGCGGCTTGACCCATCAACTGACCTTCTACTGGGTGGTGCCACTGCGGACCCTCTTGGGCTTCTCATCGTCATTTGTCTCTTCCTTGGCTCTTCTTGCCTCTCAGTTTTCTGAACCGCGCCATAAGAATCCGCCATATAATCTGATATATCTTCCCAGAACTCAGGCGACCCAATTTCATCTTCTCTTCCCTCTAGAACGTATCTGTCTTCAAGAGCTAATGAAAATTGATCTGCCTGTTGAGCTAGGGCTGGTCTAAAGCTACTTGAGTTTTTATCTGCCCAAGGATTTCTCTTGATCCAAGACATACCAATCTTATGCGCGTTATCATCCATTGGCTCAGGGTAGGGGTCACTTGTGTCAAACATATCGTCTGGCACATAGTTATTTGATCGGTAAGGCTCATAGAGTCCGGCTTGCTTCTCGTTCTGGATTCTCATCATCTCAGTGTTGTATTGAGACATCAAGTCGTTGGCCTCAGCATAAGCTTGTGAATCACCCTCTTCATGGGCTCTTATCATTTCACGCTTAATCTGTTCTTTTCTGGTAGCCAACAGATTTTCATGGAAAGCAGTCTTTGCCTTAACTGTTGCCGCCAACTGACGCTCAACGTTTTCCTTTTGGTTCATAACGTCATGAGTAAAGTCGTGAGCAGCTTTCAACTTGCGGGTCAGGTCAGCAATGCGTCTTTGAGCTGTTACCTTGTTCTTGCGCTTCTTGGGCGCCTCTTCGTCTTCTTCATCGCCCTCTTCTTCATGGGCATCTTCACTATCTTCTTCCCTAACCGTTTCTTTGTCAGGTTCAGGTTTAGTCTCTTTTGGTGGAACTATGACGTCACCGTCATCGTTTCCAACAACCCAAGAGATTTCTTTTGCTGATTCATTGTCGTGGACGTTAATAAAGACTGGCTCTGATGTGCCTTCAGCGATAACGCCCGTATCTAGTGACTCAATAGGAACTTTCGCCATGCAAACTCCTTATGCCCCAATGTAGTGATGACCACTGCATTTGTTGGGATTTTGTATGATTCTTAAGACTTCATAGTCTTTAAGGTCGATGTTGTTAACTGGCTTTCCGTCTGGACCATTGTTGGCATTAAAGACGCCAGCGTATTTCTTATAGGATACATAGTCGCCAACCTTGGGAATCAAGGTCCAATGCTTGAAGGAATCAGCCTTGAATGCTGCGTCGCCAATCATAAGAACACGACCGTAGCCTATCTGGTATCGGTCACGGTCTTTTGCCGCATCAGGACGCTCAAAGATGGATTCTTCACCGCCGTTGAGGAAATTGTCGCCAGGGCTAAACGTTTCTACGATTAACCCCCAACCCAGAGGCACCGGGTGATCAATACCCAGAACCTCTGTGATCAAGTCATTTGTTGGAAGATTCATTCTTAGCCTTGCACAATTTCTTGTACGTCATGGACGACTTCAGCCGCACCGCCAAGAACATTTTCCACTTGTGCCACTGCGTCCGCTGCCACGTCAGGCGCCGGTGCAAGAATCTCGCCATCAACTGCGGGTGCTACTACAGGCGCATTGACGGGATCATGCTTGGAGATCAAATCCTCAAGATGCTTAAGACAAGCAACGAGCGCTTCACGGAAACCAAATAGCTTGGCAACTTCTGGTAATGAATTCAGATTGCCCATAGCCTGTGAATGCTGTTGGACTGAGGTCTCGATTGAGTTTTTGAAGTCTTGGTAAATTGCGGAAACGGACATGAGAAGCTCCTTTGTGTTTGATGTACCTTTGAATGTATTTTATATACTTTTATGTAAAATTGTAAATAAAAAAAATGAGTCCTCGTTTAGAACAGCGGGGACTCATTTTGTGTCAGCTAATATTGACCCTTTTTGGCCTTACCAGGACGACGGCCGGAGGAATCCATACCATGGCGATCACCGAACATTGGGCCTGATTGCATTGGCTCAACACCGCGTGGACGGTCGCCCTTGGGCTCACCCATGCCACCACCGTGACTACCGGTTGCGTACTTTACGCATTCTGTGAACGATGCGAGTGCATCGGACGTTAGGTATGCGTCAACGCATCCACCAACCGCATTATGTCCATAGGACTCTACAGCGCGTTCACGTTCGCCATTGAACCCGACATCACCGTGATCGCGGGAATTGCTGGTACGGTGTCCGTCCGAATGACGGGCAGTCCTCTTGTGCTTCTCTTCTCTCTTGTGTGCCATGATATTTAACCTCTATTTAAATTGTTCGACCCAAGGAATTTGGGCCGTTACATATAAAGTTTATCATAAATTTTATCTATTATCCTAGTTGAATCATAATGATAGTTGCCATATATATTAATAGTTGGGATACCTATTTTCTATTCGGAGTCTTTTGGGGTAATTCCTGATCGGGTGGGTTCGATTCCCTCAATAGGCATTCCGCTATTACTCTTCAGGGCAACCTCAAACGCCTTAGCCTGTATAACCATTTCAGCATCTTTAGCTTTTTGCTCAATTTCCATAACGCGAACCTCAAGGGCCTTCATCTTGGCCTCATATTCCATTTGGACTTTGAAGGCGTCAGACTGTGCCTTTTGCTCATCAGACTTGGCTTTCTGCTCAACAGCCATTTGCTTGACCTTCACATCTTCCATCATGACTAAGCCTGGATCAATTGGAGGCGGTGGCTGGTTAGCCTGATTCTCTTGACCCTGTTGGGCAATGACTTGAGCTGCCATCATAGCAATTTGATTCTGCATCTCTGGCGGGGTCTGTTCTGCATTCTGCGGAACTTCCATACCCATTTGCTGTTGTATCTGTATCAGGAATTCAAAAGCTTGATGTTCCATATCGTGAGCTGCCGCAGCCGCTATGACGTGAGGGGGAATATCAGGTTTTGCCATAAGCGATTGAACTATAGTCCTATGAGCCATGTGGTCTTGGTCAATGTGAGCCTTTACGGGCTTACCATTCATGATATACATATTCTCAGTCACGGGGTCGATTGGCGGCAATTCCTCACGGTTAGGCACAAGCTTTTTCATCAATGACTCAGGGATTTTGATTTCCTTGATGTAGTTCTCTATTGCCTGGCGTTGATCCATAAGTTGTGGGAACTGTGCCGACAAATCAACGATGGTCTGGGCCCTCATAAGCCGTTGCATCTTGGTTGTCACATGCGGGTCAGCCACAGGGACTATCTTAATGTTCTCTGAGAAGTCAGCCGCCGAAATGGAAATAGACTGGCCAATCGCGTCAATCTGTGCCGGTTCCTCCGGCATGGTCTCCGAAAACAACTTGTAGAATAATTTAAACTCAGTCGCCATGGAGTCACGCAATGACCGAATGACTGTCGACTGTACGAGGTTAATTCTATCAAGCAACGCGTATGTAGTCCCTACGGGTGCTGTTGCGTTGAATTCCTGTAGTTGTTGGTTAGCTGAACCCATGATGCGGCCAGCAGCCATCTCTAGCTCTTTACGCATCTCATTAATGCCAGGGGAAGGTTCCTTGTAAGGCATTAACATAATCGATTGCTGGATAGGGAGGCCGCCCGTATCGACTGGGATAAATTCGGTTGGGCCTATGCGAATGTTGTTATCTTCAAGCCTCATTCCTTTGACATGCATACCGCCAGGGAAGTTAGATAAGGTCATACCATCGATATATTGACGTAATAGAGTTGTACAAGCTGCCGCTAGTCCACCGACCATCTGAGCAGCGCCAAGCTTATAGAACCCATAACCATCCATATAGCCGTAATCAACATAATAGTCATTACGCTTGTAATCAGGATCCCTTTCAGACCAATTTCGGTATAATGATAATACTTTACGAGTTTCTTTATGAAGGGTGACTCTATATGGTCTGTAGGTTGATTCTGCGTCAACTTCTTCATCCATAGCCTCCGAAGTCTCGATTTCTTTCATGTCTAAGTAGGTATGGCATTCGTATAGCTCATAATCGATCTTCTCGTCATAGGCAGGCATTGTCATGCCTTCTATGCGGTCTATGGCATGTTCAAACTCTGTATGATCGTCTGACTCATCTATGGGCGATATTTCTATATCCCGATAAATGCCCATTTGCATATAGCGTTGAAGCTCAACGGCATTCATCTTCACAACTTCAGTCATCCGCCAACAGTTCGCGAGTGAGGTAGTTGCATAGTTCACCACGAAATCCTGGGCCTTGAAGAATTTAGACGTTGGCCGTCGAAGGATAGGATCAAAATAGACTTTCCTAAAAGACGAACCCGTGAGGCCAACCCATGGAAGCATCTTCTTGAAGTCGGGATAAAATTCTGTGGCTATCTGGGTAAAGTAGTAGTTCGCAAAGGTCTCAATGAGTTTCGCCTTTTGCTCTAACTCCTCTGTGACATCCCCTATGACCATTTCCTTGACAGGCCCCTCAATCGGCAATAACTCCGCTACGGCTTGTGCATAGAATTCCGTAATGGATTGAAGCATGACTTGAGAGTAAACGCCGCAAGCATTAACAAATGGAAACTCTTTCTGAGCATCCCACTTGAGACCGAGCTGTTCCATGGCGGATTTCAGACCCATTTCCCAATCTTTGCGGGATAAATAGTCATCCTCAATGTCATCGAGCAGACGCCCTGCTATCTTGTTGAGAGTCGTTTCATCAAGGATTTCGGCTAGGTTTTCCTCAAAACTGCCTTCTTCCATTGCCA